TGGAACGGGGGAAATTCACGCTTTGCGAGATATGACTAAGGTTACGAGGTCAGCGCAAGAAACCGCTTGATCTTTAGTCAAGCAGTAGTTCATTGGATGGAGAGCAATAATAAGCATGAGCATGTAAATCAGATTAGAGATAAATTATTAGCTCATAATATATTAATATAATAAAAGCCTTTAAAAGGCGAAAAAAGGCATGCCAAAAACATCAACGACATTTAAAAAGGGTGAAGGGCGACCAAAGGGCGCACAAGGCAAAGTCACAAAAGATATAAAAGAGGCTTATAGGTTGTTAATTGAAAAGAATCTTGACAATATGACCTTATGGTTAGAACAAGTTGCAAAAAAAAATCCTCAACAAGCTTTATATATTATTGCTGAATTTTCTGAATATATTGTACCTAAACTTTCGAGATCAGAATTAACCGGCAAAGACGGTGAAGCCTTAAAACAAGTATTCGTTATAGGGGGTAAAGAAATAGAAATATAAATTATTAAGAAGTCCCTGGATAAAACAAAAATATATTAAAGTAAAGCAATTATTTTACTTAATAAAATAAAGTGGAAGTAAAAAAAGAAGTTCTATTCGCTCCATTTCCAAAACAAGAGGAATTTTTAGAAGCTGTATTTTCAGAGAAGTACAGCTTTATTCTTTATGGGGGAGCTATTAGAGGCGGTAAAACATACGCATTATTAGGATTATTCATACTTTTATCAAAAATATATCCAGGTTCGCGATGGGCGATAGTAAGGGCCGACCTGCCAACAATTAAACGAAATTTATATCCATCATGGGATAAAATCAAACCCATTAATTTTATTAAACATCACGACAGGGAATTGCATACAGTTACTTTTACTAACAATTCTCAGATAATTTTCTTTCCGGAGAGTTATGACACAGACAAAGAATTAAACCGTTGGCGTGGGTTAGAAGTAAACGGATTTGGATTTGAAGAAATAAATGAATGCCAACGCATAAGCTTAAGCAAGGCATTTGAACGGGCTGGAAGTTATATTATCAAAGATGCCAAGCGACAACCTCCTCCGATAGTGGTAGCAACTGCAAATCCATCTTTTGGTTGGGTTAAATCAGAAATTTATGAACCTTATTCTAAGGGATTATTAAATTCTAATTGGCATTACATTCAATCAAGAATATACGATAATAAGCCTTTATTAGAGGAACAACCTTTATATCTTCAATCTCTTAAAGATAATTTAAACAGATTTGAATATGAAGTATTCGTTGAGGGTAATTGGGATATACAGATTAAAACCGGAGGTGAATTTTATAAATGTTTTGAAATAGATAAACATATTCAACCCACTTATTATAATGAAAATTTGCCTTTGCATATTTCTTGGGATGACAATGTAAATCCTTATTTGCCTTGTGGAGTATTCCAAGTTGAAGGCAAAGAATTACGAATGATAAATGAAATTGCTGGGATATCTCCAAATAATACGATAAAATCAGTTTGTAATGAAATTATAAGAGAATATTATAACCATAAGTCAGGAATGTTTATTTATGGAGACGCTACAGCAAATAAAGAAGACACTAAACTTGAAAAAGGATATAATTTTTATACTTTAATTTTAAATGCTTTAATGCAATTTAATCCCGTTAATAGAGTTTTGACAAGCAATCCATCGGTAGTTATGCGTGGGAATTGGATAAATACCGTATTAGAAAAAGAATTAGACGGGATAAAAATTATCGTAGGTGAAAATTGTAAAAAGACTATTAATGATTTATTAATGTTAAAAGAGGCTGCTGATGGGACTAAATTAAAAGAAATGGAAACCGATGCTAAAACTAAAGTAAGATTTCAGAAAGTAGGCCATTTTTCTGATTTATTCGATTATATATTAGTGTCGGCATTCCAACATGAGTATGCTAAATATCAATTCGGACGTAAGGAAGGGAATATAACCGGAAGCAAACATCCAATCCCTTCAAAAAACGCATATTAAAAATATTTTTGTAAAAAACAAAAAATTGTATATATCTTTGACAAACGATTTGATAAAATGAGTTATCTCATACCTCAAGATTATATCCGCCTTATACAAGACCCCACGTTACAACAGGTTATAAGTGGTAATCAGGCTTTAGTATCAATGGCCGAGAACGCAGCATTATCAGAAATAATCTCTTATCTGGTCCAGAAATACGACACTTCAAGAGAATTTACAAATACATTGCTTTTTAATCCGGGAGCTTCTTATAAAGCAAACAACAGGTTTTATCTCGATGCTGCAAATTATGATTCTACATTGACATATGCTTTAAATTCCTTGTGTATGCAAAATGGCATAAGCTTAGGCAATGGGATTATAAGTTATCCGAACGGATCAGAAACGACAAATTATAGATCAAATCTTTGGGTTATAGCCAATACAACGCCAGGGTTCCTTTCAGGACAAAGCACTTACAATGATCCTACGTTAATAGGTTGGACATATACAGTTGAGTTAATAGGCAAAGGGCCATTAGACCCAGGAGTTGATTTTAATTATTTGCCTGGTGGTGGGATTGAATTTATTGATTATATACTTCAACCAGGAGATTCATTAATATTTATTTTCAGCCCTCAAGTTGTGCCGACATCCGCAACAAGTGGTATTGCATCAGGGCAGATTTATTTATGTAACACGCCGATCACAACACCAGAAAGTTTCAATCCTGCACATTGGACTTTATTAGGAAACCAGTACGATATGTTTTATGTACAGTTGCCTTGTCCGGAATTTGTTTATACTAATTTCTATAATATAGGCGATCAGGTATGGTGGAAAGACATAGTTTATAAATGTATAGTTCCAACGCCGGTATTAGATCACGAAGTAGAGCTTCAATATGCAACGCTTTCTAATGTCCCTTATCCTAATATCTTCCCCGATGATCCTGTTAACGGTTCAATAAACTGGAAAAATATGGGAGTTTATTCAGTTTTGGGAACCAGTCTTTTAAATCCTACTTTATGGACACCTGGCGACAATCGTAATCAACAAATGGTTGAATATATGATGGACACGGTTATTTATCGTTTATATAAAAGAATAGCCCCGAAAGACATACCTAAAGACCGGCGAGATGCTTATTCAATAGTACTTGGTTGGTTAAAAGAGTGTGCGCGTGGCGACCAAATTACTGCTAATCTTATCAAGATACAGCCTTATGTTGGACAAAGGATAAGGTTTGGAGGCATGGAAAAAAATTTTAATAGTTATTAACAATGGCTAATCAACTTACAAGAGGCTTTAAAAGTTTATTACCTGATAGGGTGAAAAATTACCTTTTCCCTACCTCGCAAGGCGAAGTAACAACTTTGATAAGCAAACCCGGAAGCCATAACCTGACACGAAACGTAGGCAATTACGCTGTTCCTATTCAACTTTACCGTATAAGGCAGGATATAATGAACTGGCGCAAAGGTATCGAAGAAATGGAACGTGTTTATATCCCCCAACGTGTCATTATCCAGCAGCTTTATTTAGATACTACCCTAAACTCTCAGGTTAAATCAGCAATGAACCGCCGTAAACGATTAACCATGTTACGGGATTTCAAGATTTGTAACGTAAAAGGCGTAGAAAGCGAATATTTAAAACAAGTTTTCAGGAATACAACATCGTCCGTTGGGATGAATGAAACCTCTTCACATTGGTTTGATAGTTTTATGAGTTATTCTCTCGATGCTTTGGCATTTGGTTATTCACTTATTTCTCTTGGCGATGTAGTCAACGGTGGATTCCCTAACCTTATGATTATGAAGCGTTGGTTAACTTCACCGGATAGGTTGGTATTTACTGCATTTCCTTATTCTGTCATGGGTGAAAGTTTTGTAAGCGATCCTTATAAAGATTGGCATGTATATATTTCTACCCCTTCGGATCACGGCGTTAGCCCTTGTGGATATGGTTATCTTCTCGAAGCCGGTGCGTATGAAATACTTCTAAGGAATAATTTAGGCTATAATGCCGATTTTAACGAAGTTTTTAATATGCCAATGACATTAGGCCACACAACAAAAACAGAACCATCCGAAAGAAATGCTTTTGAATATGCGCTTAGTAAGGCAGGATCGTTACGTTGGGCTTTACTTGACGAAGGACAGGACAAAATAGAATTTGTTGAAAGTAAAAATGTAGGAACGGCATATCAGTCATTTGAAAAATTTTCTGAAAGGCTTGAAAAATATATCTCTAAGCTTATATTAGGCCATGCCGATGCTCTTGATAGCACACCAGGGCGTTTAGGCCAACAAGGCACAAAAAAAGGAATAACACCTGTCGACCAGGCTTTGGATGAGGTTCAGACAACGGACGGGATATTTATGCAGAATGTATTTAATACGATGTTATTCCCGCGTATGCGTAAATTCGGGTTTGATATTCCTATTGATTATCATTTTGAATTTAAGAATGACAACGAACTTGAAGAAGTAAAAGAACGTGAAGTAGATTTGGCAAAAAAATATGCAGATATGGCATTAGCATTTTTCCAGGCCGGTAAACAAATCAATCCACAATATATCGAAGATCAATTAGGAATACCGGTAACAGATATACCGGTACAAGCAGCACCAGAGCCAAAACCTTTATAAATGGATATAAATACAGTTTTTAATAAATTTTTTGAGGTACGGGATCAAACTCATTACCTGCATTTGCAGACAAAATCTTATTCAGAGCATAAGACCTTGCAATCGTTTTATGAAGGTTGGATTGAACTTGCAGACAGTTTTATAGAAACATTTCAAGGTCAGTTCCCTGGAATAAGTGGCAAGGTAACGATAGAATTAGTTTCTTATTCAGAAGGCACCTCGTTGAAATATCTTAAATCTGTTTTACTCTTTTTACAGAGCGATGCACGAAAAGTGATTTTTAACTCGAATACAGATTTAAATGCTATTCTTGACGAGATGCAGATATTGACAAGTCAAACGATTTATTTATTAAGTTTAAAATGAGCCATAAACCATATAACATATTAACTGATTATAAAGGATCAGGCAACAGCGTAGTTGATGCAATCGCAGGATGTATAATAGCTTACCGCAAACGAAAGATAGGACTTGCAGCTATTCATATCAAACAGCCATATTATGATCAGTTTAAACGATGGATGGAACAAAACATGGGACGTAAATTTCAGGAAGGCGAGTTTATGAGCTTTGATAACGTAAATATAGAGTTAGGGTCGTTTCTCCAAACAAGAGAAATAATGCCTGAAACTTTCAATGAATATACAAAAAACCAGAAAAGTACCTTACATTTGAATTGATGAGTGTTACATTAAAACGGACAATAAAAACCTATCCTGATCCTATTCATTATCAATATTTGAAGGGATATACAATAATTACAGGTAAATCAGAAAGTAAGGCTGTTAGTGAAATGATTGAAACGTTTTTTGAAACCCAATCACAGGAAGAAAAACGGCGTTATTTGGAAGCGAGTAAGATTGAAGTTAATTTAAAAGTAATTTAATAAACAAATAAAAAAGTAGTCTACTTTTAAATTAAATCAAATCAACGTTATACTTTTATACAAAATTCTCAATTAATGGAACCATTTTTCTATTATTGTATAAATCCTAACGATGAAGAACCTGTAATGTTAATCAATAACTTTATAGGCGTTGACCAGGAACAAGGCTATGGAATATTGGGCGATGTTTTTCAAAGAGAGCTTTTGGCGTTAGATCAAATGGACAAAAAAAGAATCCAGGTATGGATTAATTCACCTGGCGGATCAGTCTCAGACGGTTATAATATTTATTCAACGATTCTTAAGACAAAAACCCCTGTTGACACTCTTTGCATCGGTATGGCAGCAAGTATAGCCGGTGTAATTTTCCAGGCAGGGCGTAAACGTGTAATGATGGATTATTCATGGTTAATGTATCATAATCCTTATGATGTATCTGGCAATGATAACGGGATAGATACATATAAAGAAAGTCTGGCTACAATGATTGCCACGCGTTCAGGCAAAAGCGAAGCCGAAGTTCTTAAATTAATGAACAAAACAACTTATATTCTGGCTGACGAAGCTTTGGAAAATGGTTTTTGTGATTCAGTAGAAGATAGCAACGAAATGAACAAAAAACGTAAAGTATCTATACCTCAAAATATGATACTTTTGGCTCATAGAACTAACAAACAATCTCAACAAGAATTTTTTACCGAATCAAATAAGGTAATTAATTCACTTTTAGGAATAGGTATTAAAAATAATTTAAATACAAATAACATGGAATTAACAAGGGTTTGCAATAGGTTAAAACTTAGCCCAAATACATCGGAAGATGGTGTTTTGGATGCAATTGATGCTATTATTCTTAAATCAGTTAAGAATGAGGAAGACAAAAAAAAGGCAGAGGACGACAAAGTAAAGGCTGAAGAAGACAAAAAGAAAGCCGAAGACGATAAAACCAAATCTGAGGAAGATTTAAAGGCCCTTAAGGACAAACTTAAAAAGGCCGAAGAAGATTGTCACGACCTTGAAGCTAAGATCAAGAAAATGGAAGAAGACAAAAAGGCCGAGGACGATAAGAAAAAAGCCGAAGACGATGAAGACAAAAAATCTAAGGCTAAAAACCTTATCGAAGGTTATGTAATCGCAGGGAAGATACCTAACGACGCAAAGCTTATTGACGAATGGAAAAACAAAGCATTCGAAAACCTCGAAAATGTAAAAACTCTTTTCGATTCTCTTACTGTGAATAAAAAAGCAGTAGTAATGGACAAAGGCACAACACCAAAAGGACTTGCCGGATCGGCAGCTAATTTTATGGCTGCAAAGCTTGGCGAATTTATGTCAGAAAACAGATAATTTAAAAATTAAATAAAATGGCAGAAGCATTAGTTATTTCCGATACCACTTACGCAGGTGAGGCAGCAAGTTATATGATCACCCACGCAGTAATTGGAGCCGATACAATCAAAAAAGGTGCTATCTATGTAGAAGATGGTATCAAAAAACAACGTACCATACCCCGTGTCGATGTTACAAACATCATGCAGAAAAGAGTTGAAACACCGACAAGCTCAGGGTCAATTACCGTCGATGGCCAGGTACTCGTACCGAAAGACAGTATGATGTATCTTGAATTTAACCCTCGTGATTTTGAACAACACTGGTATGCAGTACAGTTAAACCCTCGTTTACTGGATGCAGAACTACCGGCAACAGCAGAAAATTTCATTATGCTTCAAACCATGAAGCGTTTAAATGAGTTTTTTGAAAATGGTATCTGGAGAAGCCGTATCGAATATGACCCGGACGGTTCAAATGTAAATCCTTTGTCAATTGGCGGAAGCGCATCAGATAGCTCTTATTTTTATTGGGATGGGTTGATTGCTAAAGCAATCGCAAGTTCATTGACAATAAAAGTAGCAAATCCCGTAGCTCTGACCGGTGGCGCAACAGGAAATATTATTAATCAATTCCAGGCAGGTTACGCGCTAGTTCCTTCGGCTTTATTGTACAAATATGGTCCTCTTGGGTTAAAACTGTTTATCTCGTATAAAGATCAGCAAAAGTATGAAAATACAATGCAATTGTTAACAGTTTACAAGAACCAGGACACAACCCAGCAAGGTATCAACCGTTACAATGGTTACGATGTTGTGCCTTTAGCCGGATTGCCTGAAAATACATTTTTCTGGGCAATGGGTAAACCTGATATTACCTCAAATATCTGGATGGGTATTAATTCAACCGAAGACAATCAGCTTCAATTAACCAGGTTACAGAACAATTCGGAACTTTGGTTTGTAAAAGGGCTTTTCAAAACTGACGTTCAGTGGGGATTCAACGAAGAAAGTGTAATGTATACAATGTTTACAGCATGAAAAAACTAATTAGTTTAATATCAGTTTTGATCATAGGGGTAAGCTTGCTTGCACAATCTTTAACCCCTCGGTTTGGTTCGCCCCCGCGTGATAACACCGGACGAGTACTTACGTATTCTTATGTTCCTATTATAGATACTTTCACAGTTCAGAAAGATACTATAAGCTTAAATCTAAAGAGTTGGGAAACTATTGTAAAAATATCAGTCGTGAGCGATTCGACACATACGTGTTTTACGGTTCCTAACTATACGAATAGTTACCTGGGAGATGTATGTAAGGTTATTCTTTCAGGAACAAATGTTTTAACTAAGGCCGGTACTTCCGATTCATTAAAAAGAGGTGTTTCTTTCGTGATGGATTCTGTAAAGCAAATCACATATCTTGCAGGATTATATTCAAAGAAGGCAGCTACTTTAGGGCAGGATTCTGCTATATCAAAATATGTAAAGTCACCCTGGATTTTAACTTCAAAGTATATTTCACTTGGATTTAAAAACAAAGCGATGGTTACATTTATTTTTGATGGTACAAAATGGATTGAAACAGGACGATTAAGAGAATAGATATGAAAAAAATAACATTATTATTAGCATTTACGCTGTCTGTTTTATTTATTCAGGCGCAATCGACAACTCCCAGGTTTGGAGTTCCTCCACGCGATAATACCGGCAGGGTTTTAACTTATAGGTATGTAGCCGTAACAGATGCAGCCGGGGCAGATTCGATAACTTTGAACCCCAGAGCATGGGAAAATATATATGTATTCAACTTAGTTGATTCTATATATTTAAAAACTCCCGGGGTGACAAATTCATATTGCGGAGATATAATTAAAATTATTCTCGAAGGAACTACTTCAGGCAATAAAATAAAATTAAATTCCGGATGGATTTATACTTCTTCTTCTTTTGCAGTGTCTACTAAAAAGAAAGGAGTTATATCTTTTATATTTGACGGGACGAATTGGGTAGAAACAGGAAGACAAAATTATTAATTATGAGCATAAAATTAAAAACACCACAGGCATTAGAAGAATTACAGACGACATTAAAAATGTACCCTCATATTCAGGAAGTGCATTTCGCAGGTAACGGAGATCATTATTTCGTTAAACACGAGATGAAAGATGAAAAGAAAAAGGGTACAGGCAAGTTTTATGGCTATCTGAAATGTGAACAAAAAGTAAAAAAAATAGTAGGAGAACGCAAATTTTATGCAATGTCCGAAGTTCACACGCCGGAAACGCAGATAGTCGAAACTCTCACAAGGGATAAAATCCTGGCTATGGTTCCAAAGGATTCCAGGCCAACGGTTGAAAACCTCATAAAAGAAAACGAAGCTTTAAAAGCTCAACAAAAAAAATGATTTATAATGTATCAACACCCTCTGGAATAGATGTACAGATTCAAAAATATCAAACTTGGTTATACAATTTACTTAAAACCAAGTGGAATATTAAAGACGATGTACAGTTTGATTTCTACGGCAAGATATATCGAAATGCAATAAAAGACGGTAAGTTTGTACCGGAAGCCTTTGTAAGTTCTTTGAATCCGAATAATACAGTCTACAAGGAAATACTTTTTGACCAGATTAATAATAGTGTTTTAGCTTTTGTGTTTCCGGAGACTTCACGAAAAGTAGTCGATGGCCAGATAGTAGTAAAAGTAGGTTTTTATTTTATAGTCAACACAAGTAAAATAAAATCCTTACCCTGGAGACCTTCGGAAGAAATACGACAAGACCTTTATCAGGCGATGCACCAGGGAAGATTTAATTTTACTTTCTTAGGTTCAGAGACAGATTTTAAAAAAGTCTTCGCGGAGTTTGACGGATGGATTACAAACGACACTTTACAATATATGTGTATTGCCCCTTTTTTAGTCATTCGGATAGATACAGAACTTACATATAATATTTACGACACAAATTAAAAATTAAGAATATGGGATCACCTTCGATTAATAACATAGCATTATCTCAAGTACCGAGTAATGTAGGATTAGGACAGGCACAATTTGACCCTAAGATCATAAAAGGCGCTTTAATGGTTCCTAAAAACTACGCTCTAACTGTCACACAACTTGCAACACTTCAAACTATATTAACGAATGCTTCAATGAATGACAGTAAAACGAGCAGAATTTATCCTATTGGTGATTTTGTCAATATGCAGGATAGTTCAGAAGCCGTTGTTGAAGAAAAGTTTGGATATGGCCCTTCGGCAGTAGTTCGTGATGGTTACTATAACTGGATATTCAGGTTTATACAGGGAGGCAAAACCCTTAATGATGCCTTAAGATCATTCAACGGATCGCTTTGGGATGCTTTCTTTGTTGATGCAAACAATGTCCTATTAGGAACAGTAAACCCAAGCGATGCGTTAGGAATTAAGGCTATTACGCTTACTCAGTTTTATCAGGAACCATTTAAGCTTAACGATGGTAAAAAATTAGCAGAATATCTCTCAAGGTTTACTTTTGATCCTAAATATATAAATGAAGAAGGTGTTTATATCTCTAATGCAGGTTTTGACATTCTTAATACTATTTTAGGATTACAGACAGTAAACCTAACAGTAGTAAATTCAGCAAACAAAGCATTTACCGTAAACGTAGCTACTCCTTTGGGTGTAAATCTTGGCGGACAATACGGCAATAATTCAGGACTTGCACAAACCGCTTGTTTTACTCTATTTAATGTAACAAAAGGTACTTCAATAACATTATCTGGTGTTACTTATAGCTCAACAACACAATTATTTACTTTAGCATTGACAAGTTCCTATACTGTAGGCGATGTAATATCGGTTAATTTAGTTGGCCCTACCGAACTTGCTACTGCCGGAGTAGTTGGTTTTGAATCTTCCGGAGCGGTATCAGTCACTACAACAGTATAATTTTAGATACACTTAAAAAAGCGGAGGGGGTTGGCGATTAGTCAATCCCTTTTTTTGTTTATGGATAAAAGAACCGCACAGCAAGAGTTACTTGCAGAGATTAAAAAATGTCAATTTTATGTTGAAGAGTTTAAAAAGATATATGTATTATACAAAAAGTCAAAAATGATAATCGATGAATTAAATAAAATCATAAAAGATGGACATAGTTGATTATCTTGAAGCCCTTGAAAAGATCGACATACAGGATGCAGCCGAAAAAACTATCCTAAAGACTAAAAAAGAACTCGCAGACCTTAATAGAGAACAATTAGGCGAAGGTTTACTTTCTACGAATGATAAAATACATTGGTTGGCAGACGATCATTATCCTTATGTTAAACCTTATGCACGGAGGAGACAGAATTTAGGCTTACAAACCGATGTTGTAGACTTAAAAGTAAATGGTAGTTTTTGGGATTCAATCGACGTAGTACCGGAAGGCGATGAAATGATTTTTTTTAGTCAGAACGAAATAGCACAATACTTAGAAGGTAATTACGGAAAAGAAATTTATGGATTAACAGATGCAGAACTTGATAAATATATTGAAGAAGATTTCGAAGAGCCTTTTTACGAAGAACTCAACGTGCAGTCTGGATTGTTCTAAGTTAATCATTAATGCAAGTGATTTGACTTTGGATAAATTCATTATCTGCGTTTGTGATGAGAATTACCATGTTTTGGTAAAAAGAAACGGCGTAAACGAATCCCAGATCAAACAAGCATGGGAAAAAATCTATGATGAATACCTGACTATTATTAAAGACAGAGAACAATCGTATATTATGAATCTTTCCCGGGAAATCAATTTGCTTGAATTTAAAGTCAATATTATTAATTATTGTGTAAATATACTTGATATTCAAAATAGTTTGGGCGACGAAACAGACGAGGAGATAGTAAATGTCATTCGTCAATTTGTGCCGGTATTTGGCGAGTTTAATGATACTGACAGGATTGAATATGTTAAAAAACTTCAACAGATTATTAATAATTCCAAAAGGTTTATCATTGAACTTAAAAATAAAGAAATTGAGTTTGATAAACTAATGCCAAAAACGAAACAATCTATAAAAAGGGAATATTTTGACCGGTTGATTTCACAAGTCTCTAAGTATGTCAAATACCAAATCTCAAAATATACTATTTCTGTCACTGAATTTGCTAACTTAGTAGCAGATTTAAGGACGTACAACGAATATTTACAACAAGAATATGGCAAATAACAGGAAAATAACAGATATAGTAGATATTGTTAATGCTAAGAAGCAGATAGATGAATTGCGATCACTTCTCAATGTTGCCAAAAAAGATATTCTTGATTTTCCCTCTATATACGGCAATGCTAAAGGAGGAACTACTTCTTTATCGCAACAGATTAAGGAAACGGAAGACCTTAAGAATAAGCAAAAGGAAATGATCGCTACCGTCGGAATGATTAACGAAGCAAATACTAAAAGAGAAAAAATAGAACATGATTTAGCCCTTGAGATCGCAAAACAAAAAATTCAATCTGCTGAAAATTCCAAAGCCATAAAAGAGGAAGCAAAGGAATCATTAGGGTTAACTGATGCTTATTCAAAACTTAATAAACAATATCAAGAGGCAGCAAAGAACGCTAAAAATATAGCTGTTCAGCATGGATTAAATTCTGATGCTGCAAAAAAAGCAACCCAAAGCGCAAAAGATTTAAGCGAACAACTTAAAAGGGTTGATGCTGCCGTAGATCAGAACCAGCGCAATGTTGGTAATTACGCAAATGGTGTCCGTGAAGGATTAGGAATGATTTCTCCGGCAGCCGATCAGGCGGTAGGGAAAATAACCCAAGTTAGCGGAGTATTGACAAAATTAGGGCCTATTGGTGCAGGTATAGGAGCAGCATTGGCCGGAGCATTTGCATTGTTTTCTCTTTGGTTGGAGAAAACACGTTCAGGCGAGGAAATATTAAAAGAAACTACTGGCGGATTAACGGAAATGACTAATAGGTATACTGGTGCTTTAGCTAATTTGTTCAGTCAAAACGGTGAAAGTTTCTTTACAAAATTATCTAATTTAATGAATCCTGCGAAATTGGCAGAATCTTTTTCTATTGGTGCTGCAATTGGTAAAGCCCAATTTGAATTAGCTGAAATGGAACGCAAAGAAACGGTAGAAGTCAGTAAAGAACATTTACAAATGATTAAATTAAAAGAAAAATCATTAAATCAAAGTATAGATTTAGTTCAAAAGGCTGATCTTTTAAAACAATCAATGGAGGCTTCTCTTGAATTAGAAAATGTTAAAGTAATCCAGGCAAAAAATGAATTGATTTTAATAAATGCGCAAGTAAAAGCAAATCAAGATAATAAAATTTATGATAAAAAATTACTTGATGAACAGGCAGCAGCACAAGCAAAAGTAAATGACGTACAAACCGAAGCCATACAAGGCCGCAGGAGAATTGAAACAACCTATCAAAATGATCTCAAGGCAATAAGGGAAGAACAATCAACTTTAAATATAACCCTTTACAAGCAGGATGCCGAAATTGCAATGTCCTATAATAATAAAATTCTTGAAAATGAACGTTCAAATCTTGCTCAGAAAATACAGGCTGAACGTTCAAATCTTGCTTATTCATTAAAACTTATGGATCAGGAACGGGATGCTAAACTTGACGATCCATCACTTGACCCTACCAAACGAAAGATAATAATTGAAGAAACAAATAACGAACAAATTAAGGCACGAAGGGAAGAAAAAGAAAAGGAACAGAAGTTAAACGATGAATATTTAAAAAAAGAAATTGCAGCTACAGAAGTAATAAACAAAACCAAACTGGAAATGGAAAGGGATTCTATCAATCAGCGTGTAGCTCTTGACAAAGAATCTTATGATCATGTCCTTGATTTAAAAACCCGTTTAGCTCTTTCAGAAAGAATAATTGACATTGAATCCCAGGAAGAAAATGAAAATTATAATAAATTAAAATCGTTGCCAGTTTCCCGTTCTGCTAAAGAAATTGAGGCAATAGAAGAAGAACATCAACGCAAATTACAGCAAATCAAAAATAAAGGTCAGATAGATCAATTGAATATTCAGAAAGAGTTTTATAAAAAACAATTTTCTGATATTCAAAAAGGCGAAACTTTAAAAGATATTCAAGGCTTAGAAGATTATACAAATAAACTAACCGGACTTGATGAGAAGTTAAAAAGCGGTGCGCTCTCGGTAAAAGGATTTGAACTTGCTAAAAAAGAGCTTGATGATACGTTTGATCAAAAGACAATCGATAATCAGATCGTAGCTTTAAGGCAAATGCGGGAAATTGCCATAGGAAAAGGCGACCTTGACGAAGCCGATAAATTATTAAAGCAAATTGATGAACTTAAAAAACAATATGTTAACAAAGATTTAGACAGGACAAAACTAACAAGCGAACAAAAGGCACGAATTGAAGAACAAGGCATTAAAGCTGCCCAGAAATCTGCTGAATTGCTTATGTCTTATAATAATCGTATACGTGAGAATGATATAAAAGGCAATCAGCAACAAATAACCCTGATCGAATCCCGTAAGGATGCAAATCTAAAGGCTATCGAGGCATCATCTATGTCCGAGGTTAAAAAGGCAGAAGAAATAAGTAAAATAAACATCAAGGCACAAGCCGAAAAAGAAGCCTTAGAAGCAAAGAATAAGAAGTTAGAGCTTCAAAAGGCTCATAATGATAAATTAATGGCTATATTTCAAGCTATTATCGGAACTGCTGAGAGTGTTGCAAAAGCAACTTCGATACCAGAAAAAATAATAGCAGGTGTTATGGGAGCTGCTGCAATCGCTACTATAATTGCAACTCCTTTGCCAAAATATGCCGAAGGTGGCGATATTCTTAAACCTACAATAGCGATAACAGATGAAAAAGGAGCGGAAGGCTACGTTACAAAATCAGGGTTTTATGTTGGTTCGAATAAACCTAATGTAAAATATTTAGAACCTGGCACAAGAATTATTCCGCATCACGAATTGAATAATTTTATGCTTAATGCCATGATTTCTACTGCCCCGCAAGATCAATTAAGTAAGAAAATTGATCAAATGATGATAGCTAATTATAGCCAAAACAAAGAATTAATCAGAACGATTAAGAAAAATAAACCTATTGTAAGAAATAATATACATATTGATGGATCAAATTGGGTGCGTGATAATATAAGTCAATGATTTTAAGTAATAAAATATTTATTTTTTTCTTATGTGATTGGAAAGGTGCTTGTTATTTTCTTGATAGTAATAATAATGTACAATCAGGAAACTTAGGACAAGGAACTGATTATTCACTACCAGAAGGCCCAGCTAATTGGCGTGATATTGAACTTTCTTTTATCCGGAATGAGCATTATATAGGTTATAATCGTTCATTCAGTCCTGAGCTTAAATTCGTCCGTTCATCGGCAACTATAATAAGAACTTTGCTTTATACGAATGGCCCAGAACAGGAAATATATTTTGTAGCTACAAAATGGAACAGCGATTCCGGCATTTATGAATTATATTATCAAGGATTATTGGATTTTACACAAGTTAGTGAAGACGACCCGATAACAGGGATTACTATAAAAACAATTGAAGGCGGGTTGCCTAAACTTATAAAGAGTTACGAAAATACAGTATTTGAAATTCCTTGTGATGGTTCGATCACTGAGAATAAATCTATTCTTATCAACGGTATAATGTTTGCTTCTACATTTAATTATACTTTGATTAATCAAATGATAAGCGCAAACACCTCGGTACTTCCTTTGGTTTTCTCAACCGAGTGGGGCAATGATATAGACATTGAAAAAGGGGCGCAAAAATATTATCCATTTGATCATACTAATGCAGGGGATGTTTCAACGGTAGAGCAAAGCGGGAATTATTGTTTTCTTTCTCAAAATTCTATTTTACAAGCCAATCCTCAAGGGGGATTAAGGATTAAAGGTTATATAATTCTTGGTGGGACTATTAATAATTTTCAATTAGTCGTTTATTTTAGCGATGGATCACAACCAAATGGGTTAGCAATAACTACGATACAAAATACAAACGCACAAACATTAGATTTTGATACAACAATTGATTGTCCGGCAGGTGCAGGGCTTTATTTTGTACTTCAAAACACATCAGAATCAAACGGGCAGGTTCTTGGTGGTACATTACAGCTTATTTTTAATAGTCAGTTTGAAGATACTTATGCTTATGCAATTTCTCCTAATGATTATTTAAATCTTCTTTTACAAAAAATATTTACATCGGCTTCAAATGCTGTAAAACATAATGTTTATTATCAATATATTTCAAATCTTTTAGCGAATATTCCGAATAAGATGCTTACGTGTGGGGCTTCTTTAAGAGGCAATACAGGAGCGGTTATTAAAATGTCGCTTTCTCAACTTTTCGATACATTTAACCCTTCTGAAATGGCTGCATTAGGTTATGAAACAGTTCCCGATCCGCTTAAACCTCCAACTGGCCCAAATAGTCCGATAAATTATATAACTCGTTTGTTTTTTGAGAATAGAGAAGTTGTTTATAATTCAAATAATGTTGATTTGGATTTAGGAGAGGTGGCACATCTTAAAATAACTCCGGCTGAAGAACTATTAATATCGAATATTAAAATAGGTTATACAGAACAAAAGTATGATTTTAAACAGGGCAATGATGAAATAAATACTACTGCTCAGTATAAAACACCTTTTGATAAGATTAAAAAAGAACTAACTTTAATAAGTGCATCAAGAGGAGATCCTTTCGGAATTGAAGCTACAAGATTTTTGACAGGTACTACACAAACTTCTAATAACAAATCTGACAATGATGTTTTTATTATTAACATAGATTTACAGACCCCGCAAACGGATGATGTAACTATTGCTGCTGTTTTAGCTCAAATCATTCCGGCTACATTTTATTATCAAGATCAATTAATAACAGATTCAACCCTTAATCTTTTAGGATGGCCTGTTATATTTGATTTGATTCTTGGAACAGCCTTTGCAGGGAATTTCATCCTTGTTAACGGAAGTTTTACTCCGCCTACAAATCAAAATCAAATAATTTATAACAATTCAAAAATAGAATATACTAACAATGTCACATCTAAAATAACCGGTACTTGTATAATAAAAGGCACTATAAATTCAATATGTGAGGTTCAACAAGTGGGCCCAGGAAAAGTATTTGTTCCTTATTCAACCGGAACATTTATCTTTACATTTTCAGTTTATCAGAACAATAAAGTCATAAATTCGATTGTTCTTTCTATAACTTTAGGTAAAGCATTTACAATTACAATACCTTTTAACGCTTCATTGAACTTAGGAGATCAAATATGGCTTGACTGGCATCTTAATTGCAATATTCAGGGGAATCAATTTTATTACTCTATAAACGGCCAGAATCAAGAAGTTTTACCAACGGTTGCAAGTGGGCAATTTACGCAATGTACGTTTTCTCTTACTACTCCCGGAGAGCTTGTTTATGGCGTAAAACGAGCTAATTATGATCAGATAAGTTCTGCAACAATGACAAACCCTCTCTGGGCTTATAATATAGAAGATATGACACCTGCCAGAATGATAACAAATCATTTTCCCTGGTTAAGATCAATTTTCTATAATATGGCTCAGTATAAGTTTTCTTTTCTTACCTCGGACAAGAGCCATGATCTGATGACAATTTTAAATGGTGTTACTTTTCAAGAGGGTGTTGATATTCCGATTAGTAATATGAATCAGAATATTATGTTTTTACCTTTTTGGTTGACTTTTAATACCCAGATACCTATTACTTTTAATGATTTAATGAGCAAGGCCAGAAATGCACATATACATTTTACTTTTTATGGAATAGATTTCTGGGGTTTCCCCCAGGAAGTTAAAGTAAAACCAGCTTTAAATGAAAGCCAACAATGGAAAATGCTTTGTTCACCACTTACAAATATTAATAATTTAATTAATTTTGATTTAAGCGGATTAAATTTATTAAATTTGCCAAAGATGAGTACATTTATTTCGTTTTTCAATCCTTTGAAGTTTTATCCGGCTTCTCCCGTACAGGATGCGAGATATAACTTTCGTCACATGGATAGCGATTTTTTTATAAATCAAACCGCTTTCTATGGCCAGACAAAAAACTACTTCCAAAAATGGCAAAATTCTGATACTATCTCTTTGCAAGTCCTTTCAAGCGCAATAGCACCATGTAATATAAAAATATACACCGATTCAGGAATACTTTATCAAAACTATAATTTTGATAGCATAATAAATCCTATTATCCAAAATTGGAATAATAATAACCCGGGACAACCAGCACGGAGATTATTTCAAATTAATATTAATCTTTCTACTTTTATTACAGGCACTTATTATGCGGTTATAACGGTAGGTGTAGGTTCCGCAATAGATACATTTATTTCAGAAGGGTTCCAGGTTGCTCCTAACTGGCCTGTTACGCTTTATTTACAATACACAAATTCGTTTAACCGGAATAGTACATTTTTCCAGGGATCAACGCCTTATAATTTTAATCCTGCGGTTAGGCATGAAGGTTGGTTAGACGATTACAAGCCAAAATCTCACACAGCAGCTTTTGAAGATCAACCGGCAGATATGAAAATTATCAATTCAATCGATTACAGAAGTCATAAATATAATGTCGGTACTCAGGATGGCATACCTCCTTTTATGATAGATTTAATTGCTAAAGCTTTCGGGTTAGATACGCTTACTTCGGATGGATTAGGATTAGCCAAAATGGCAGAAGATACCGAGTGGGAAATGGATCGCCCACAGGGTTGGTCAAAATCTTATTGGTCATTAGAAGTTCGTGAAACTGAAAATGTCGGAGGCGTACAGGCTGTAACAAGCGGATCAGAAGAAGACGAAATACTCACTTCTATATTTGTAGATTTACAAGGCTTCGGAGAAATAAACGAAGCTTCAAATATTGTCCCAATTTTAAAACTTGATACATGAGAAATTTAATATTTTTATTATTATTAATAAGTTGTAGCTCGGTACCTGTTAAGGTATCAGATATTCCTCAAGGAACTGTATTAATAAAGCATCCTAATCTTACGATTCTTTACGATACGATTAATATGTGTCCGGTGTGGAGCGAATATATCTTAACTGCAAACTATGTTAAACCACCTAAAAGGGAAATGTTTATCTGTGATACTCTTTTACCCTGTAGGGTTCAACAGGATAATGAAGTTTACAAACAAGTAAACTATTGGATTAAAAGTCAGGGAGAAGTTGGAAAGGATTATTCCTTAGATCGTGGTCACCTCTCTCCATTTGATGATTTAGGCGAAGAAAGCATGATATTTACAAATATAAGTTTTCAGAACTCATATTTTAATGAGCATCAATGGGAACAACTTGAGCAACACATCAGGCAATTGGCTTTAGAAAACGATACATTAATAGTTCGTACAGGAGTAATTTTCAAAGATAGCACTATTAACAATATAAATGTGCCTGTTTTTTATTGGAAACGTGTAATAATTAAAAAGTCAAATGATACTCTAACTTGGCAGATGCCGAATAAGTATGATGATTTAACTTTTGATAATTATTTAGTGAAATGAAAAAGATAAAATGGTTGGATATTCCCGAAGAAAAAGACTACGCAGCAGTAGTTGATTATCTTTCTCTGCATTTTAGTAATTGGAGAATCCAAAGAGCTATAAAACGACTTAAAAAATATCCTGTAAAAGAATTTAAAGCAAAGGATATTTTCCGCTCCTCTGAATTATCTTTGTTAGGCGTAAGCAATTCCCATGTTAAAAAAGATCAAAAAAAGATAAAAAACGGTGAAAAACTTTCACCTATTCTTATAGTAAAACATAAAAACATCCCTGTTATCGCAGATGGTTATCATAGGTTGTGTGCTATTTATAGTTATGATGAAGATGCTTTAATACGATGTAAAATTGCAGAACTATGAATTTAAATGTAGTAGTATTTTCTCAAGGTTCACAGACCGGCTATGTAATTGGTGTTTTATTTGATCCAACGGCTCCAACTATTCCTATAGGACAAGCTTATACATCTTTGCCGATCTCTGGCAATGGGATATTGCCTTTTTATAATCTTAATAATCAAAATTATATCTACAGGGAATATCTTTCTACAACTACAGATTATACACAAGGCACTCAAATAGGCAATGATTATCAAATTGATGCTGCGCAAGTAGCTTCCGGTATTTCCAGTCCTGATTTATGGGTTACATATAATTCCTCAAATCAACTTGTAGTTGCCGGAATTGGTCATCCTTATATTTTGACTTTAGATTTAACCGGATTAAGCACAGGCAATACAAATAATGGGAAACTTTATTATAAAATTAATAATAATAATACCGATAATTTTGTTTATCTCTATAAAAATTCAGCTCAAACCCAATTAGTTGCTTCGGGTTCGGCCTTGATAGGAGCATCAGTTAGTTTAGTGGCTCAAAATTCATCGGGGATAAATGGCAGTATCACATTAAATGGTCAGCCTGTAATAAACGATTCGTCATGTATTATTTATTTGCCTTCAAATTATACTATCTCAGGGACTTTGGCCTATACAATAGGTGGTTCAGGTGGGATCGGATTTAGTGGCAATAGTTATATCAATCCTGCCTTGAATGGATGGGTTTATAGCTTAGAACAACGAGGAGTCGGAACGCTTCAACCAAGCGTAGATTATAATTTAATTTCCGGAGGTGGATGGACATTAATTAACGGATATGTAATTCAGGTTAATGATTCATTTGTACATCATTTCCAACCTCAGTTAAATCAGAATGTACCTCCTGCAAATTCAAACGGCAATCCACAAGGAAGTTTATTTGGTGTTAGTTCTAATCCTGTTATTACGAATAATAAAGTATTTGCCTCTACGGATATGGGACAAATTTGGATATTCTCATCCACAAACGGGAATATTACAGGCACTTTGCCCGATCCTACAACCGTGCCAGACGGGAAGATAACAGAATTTAACCACGAAGGCGGTAATGCTACGATGATTTCCATTATTCCTACAACATCTATAAAATATTGTGGTCAAAATATAGCACCAAGCGCACCATATCAGGCTTTTTACCTTGCACAAGGCGAATCAGTATCATTTTATAAGATAGGTTCGATATGGTATGTATTTAAAGATAATTCAAATTTTAAAACAGTTGGTCAATTATTCGAAACCGAACAACTCGATGAATTTAATAGTTTGCCTTTAGACGGGTCGCTTTTGTCACGCACACTTTATCCTCGTTTGTGGGAATACGTTCAAAGATTGCCTAATACTGTTCTTATATCTGATAGCCTTTGGGTTTACTTTGATGAAAATAATCTCTTTTATCCGAATGTCGGATGTTTCTCAACCGGCGATGGCTCAACTACTTTCCGTCTACCATTAGTAATGGAATGTTGGGTGTCGGCTGGAGAAGGAAATCCCAATACAATGATTGCAAGTGGATTTACCCGTGCAATAGGAACTCCAAATGCTTCTGGGGCTGGTTTTGGTTCATTAATACCGAGTCAGGGATCAAGCGGGAACAGGACAATAGGTCAAAATATGTGGTCAAAATTAGGAAGTTTCCTTGCTTATTTAAAAGGATCGTTAGTAAAAGCAACCTCAAATGGGAATGATCTGGAAATGATAATTGCTCTTGGCGTTCCTGCTTCGGCAATAAACGGTACTAATCCGGCTGATGTGACAACGCCTTCGGGGGGAGATAATCAAACTGCACAGCCTATACAGATTAACCCATTGCCTTATAATCAAAATTTTGTAGAAGTAAACCAAGAAACAGCTCCCGGAAATACAGCTTTATATAAATTAATGCGATATTAAGATGAAAAAACTTATTTTATTATTATCAGTCTTATTTTCTCTTTCAACCTTTAGTCAGAGTTATATAAAAGTATATAATTATGGCAATGAATGGCTGAGAATAAAAGGCGATTCGGTTGTTAATATTCCTACAATTACAGATACATTAAGCGCACATAGTACTGATAACAGTCCTCAAATTGCAATTTATAATCACACTTTAATTTATTATGATAATGGACATTATCATACAGTTGGCGCAAGTATAGGCTATACACCTGAAAATATCGCTAATAAGAATGTTGCTAATGGTTATGCAGGATTAAATTCTTTAGGATTAGTGCCTTCATCAGAAATAGGTGTTTTATATTTAGATCAGCCTTATATTGATAATTCAGAAGCTGCAATGTTAAATAATACTTCTACTTTAACAATTCAGGGATCAGGGTATAATTATATAAGCTCAATTACATTAAATGGATTAAGTTTAGACAATACTAACGGAGGTTTAATTTATTATACAGTTGTTTTTACTGGAGGAGATGAAAATGTAAATATGTACAAAGATGCTGCAATGACTGAATTAATCGCATCTGGCATCGGATCTATGAATACTTCGATTACTTTATCACAAGCAAATTCATCAGGTGTAACAGGAAATATAACAATAACATCAGGAGGGAGTTATACAGGAACTTTATTATATACACCTGGAGGCCGGGCTATAGGTGCGCTTTCAATAAGGACTGATAGTTTAATGACACTTGTTTTAAGTGCTTTGCCTTCTTCAACCCGTTCAAACTGGAAGACAATGTTAACCGCTTCTACTTCGCCGGTTCTTACGGTTGCCGGAAAGATTGGAAATGTAACTTTGGATCCTCAAGATGTTGGATTCCCTGCTTTCTCGAATGGTTGGTTGGGATATAATTCAGGTCTTTATTTTGGTTATCCTGGAATAAGCGATATAACCGGATTAAGCACAGCATTAGCAAATACAGTCCCACAGGATAATTTGCTTCATTGGAACACGGGAGGCAAATATTATACTCCTTTTTCCGGTTATCAGCCACAAGCTTTTTATTGGGTTGGATCGGCTTTGAATTTTGGGGGTATTTTAAATGCAAATAGGATTGAAGGATGGGACACAACAAAGATAAAATTAGAAACAGGAACAGGGATAAACCCTACTGCCACCGGAATCCCTTTTTGGAATAATTCAACATCCGAATATACTGGGATTTTAACATTAACTACAACCGGATCAAGCGGGGCATCAACATTAATCGGCAATACGCTAAATATACCTCAATATGCTGGTGGTTCAATGACCTGGCCTTCTGGAACAGCAGGTTTTTATCCTTATAATGGATCACAGGGTTATGGTTCCCAATATTTTACAAGTGGTTCAAGTGATACTTTACTTACTTCAAGAGGCTCAACATTAAAAAATACTACTTTTACCGGAACAGTAACAGGGCTTACACCTGCATCAGTAGGTTTATATGCTTTAACACAATCTACAACAAACCCTAATCAATCTTTAGGATATTATGCTCTTTATTCAAATACTACCGGAGTAGGTAATATTGCAATCGGGCATAATGCGCTTTTTACTAATTCAAGTGGTAGTTATAATACGTCTATTGGCGACAATGCACTTAGTTCTAATGCTACAGCAAATTATAACACAGCGGTAGGAGGGTCGGCTTTATATCACAATACAGGGACAGGAAATACATCTATTGGATATGGTTCATTGGCAAATAATACTTCGGGTAGTTATATTACAGGAATAGGATATTATGCCGGATCACATGAAACACGTTCAAATAAGATTTACATCGGCAATAATCAACAACAATCTTCATTACCCAATGATACTTCTATATCGCCTATTTATATTGTTGGAGCAAAAGTGCCAAATTCGATAGTAGGGCAGAGAATAACTCTTAATGCAGATACCATTAATTTAAATGCAGGTACTTTACTACAGAACGGAAGTGCAATAAGTGGTGGTGGCAGTTCATATACCTTTAATGCACCTTTAAGCAATTCAAGTGGAACAGTAAGTTTAGATACAATCACAACAAAAGGAGCAGCAACTCAACACGATTTGGCAGTACTAAAGGCTGATACTATTCCCGCACATTCAATCGTAATACTTCAAAATGATACGGCAGGGGGAAGTTCTCATATTGGTTCAAATAATACAGCACAGGTAGCTACTATCGCTTATGGAAATGCACATTGGTCAGGGGGAGGGGGAGGAATGACTCCTGTTCAAACAAGAGACTCTCTACAAAAATTAACAGGAACAAACAGGCTTGATACAAGTAATATACAACATCTTACATTGGAAAAATTTGATAGCACAAAGGTTATAACTACTTATGATGTAGGCAAATTGCCAGGCGGCAATCATACACAAAACTATTATTTTAATTCACCTTCAACAAGAGGAGTTATATCGGTCACCGATAGCGGAGTGTCATTGCAGGCGGGTGTAGGGACGGCTGGGATAGCAACGTATAATGTTGGTTCACAGGGGTTATGTGCAAGTGCGAACTATAAATCATTATCAGGTGGAAACAAGCGCTGGCTGACAGACAGGAATTATGTTGATAGTACAATGTTGCCTAAATCAATAACTCCATTAAATTCAAATACTTTATATTTTGTAAATGGAAATATTCAAACAAGCTATATGAAAATAGATACTGTCTTAAAAAATATTTCATTAAGCAATTCATTATTTAGAGCTAATACAACAGGATACGGAAATGTTGGGATAGATGCTTACGGAGCATTGCCAGCAAATACTACAGGATATTATAATGTTGCGTTAGGCAGTTCGATGGTTGCTAATACAACAGGAAATGAAAATATAGCGATTGGCCCACTGGCATTAAATAATAATATTTCAGGTCAGCTCAATGTTGCGATCGGATATGATGCAATGAACCAAGATAAATTAGCAAACGCAAATACTGTTGTCGGTAGTTACGGCT